ACTCTCGTCGTAGAGCTGTTACTGATAGACTTCTATATGACCCATCTCGTGTAGCTAAAGAGCATATAAACTCAGACAATCCCTCAGCAAAGATACCAGTGAGACCTGCGGCCTATGGAAAACAAGTGTCTGATGCAGTCTATCAGTTTCCTTATAGAGAAGATCAAGCACAGATTTCTATGCAACAAATCCAGCAACTTCTTGCACTTTCAAATCATATCTCTGGTCAGAATCCAGTATCCCAGGGACAGTTTGTAAAGGGTAATAAACTCCAAGATGAGTTTAAAACTATCATGCAGAATGCTAATGGTAGAGACCAGACTCAATCTATTCTACTAGAGTATCAAGTTTTCATTCCTATGAAACATATTATTAAACTTAATACTCTACAATACCAAGCAGGTACCACATTATATAATGAAAATAAACAGACTAATGTACAGATAGATCCAATTAAATTGAGAAAAGCAGTATTAAATTTTAAAATAGCAGATGGACTTATTCCTTCTACTAAACTTATAGACTCTGAATCTCTTGCTGTTGCATTACAGACATTAGGTAGTGCTCCTCAAATAGCTGCTGCTTATAATATGGGACCACTATTCTCATATCTTATGAAAACTAAAGGTGCTCACATTGCAGAGTTTGAGAAATCTCCTGAGCAACAAGCTTATGAACAAGCATTAGCACAATGGCAACAAGTAGCAATGACAGCAGCAGAGAAAGGAGTAGATATTTCTAAGTCTATGCCAATGCCAAAACCACAAGACTATGGATATGATCCTAGATCTATGAATCCATCAGTTAAAAATCCAGAACAAGATACTACACCAACACCAGTACCAGGAGATCAATAATGTCAAGTTCTACCACTAGCATAAGAGAAGTACCTAATACTTTTAAACTATATGCGCTCTCTAGTAAAGAGACATTATTAGGTTCAGTTCTCACAGAATTACAAACTCAAGTACTTCATAATCTAAGAACTGTAGTAGCTGAGGAGAAATTATATCTAGAATATGATATAGCTAATCCTACAGAATTCATTCAGCAAGAAGCTTATAAGAGAGGGCAGCTGGATCTTATAAGTCATATATTAGATCTATCAAAAGCTGCACAAGAAGAGTTAAACAACCCTAATGGCAAAAATATTGAAATAGAGGATTAAAATCATGTCTGGTTTATTTAATAAAATCTTTGGTGGTACTCCACAAGTTCCTACTAACATTCCTGCGCCACAAGGACAGCAAGCTGCTCAGCAAACACCTGGAACTCCTGGTAATATTCCTAATGCTCCTAATATGACTGGGCAAACTGGTGCTGGTACTGATCCTAATGGAGTTGTACCTAATAATGTTAATCAAACTCAGGACCCAACTCCAAAAGAACCAGAATCCCCACTTGACAAGTTTAAGGATCTATGGGAACCTGTTACTACTAAAGCTGATGATACTAATACTCCTGAACAGCTTGATCCATCAAAACTACAGGAATTAGTATCTAAAGCAGATTTTACTAAAGGTATAAACCCAGAACATATGGCTGCAATTGTTCAAGGTGGTGAAGGAGCTGTAGAAGCTTTTGCACAATCTATGAATGAAGTAGCCAGACAAGTTTTAGTTCAAGCAACACTTGCTAGTAATAAAATGACAGAACAAGCAGTGGCGAGAGCTACTGAAGCTATGAATGCTAAGTTTCCAGAACTAGTAAAGAATTTAAGTCTCTCAGATTCCCTAGCAACTTCAAATCCTATCTTCCAAAATCCTGCAATTAAACCAGTCATAGAAGCTACTAAGAGTATGTTAGTACAGAAATATCCTAATGCTTCTAACCAAGATATCTCAAAAATGGTAGTAGATTATGTTAGTGCTATGGGAGAAACTTTTGCTCCTAAGCAACAATCTCAATCACAGCAAGCTGCACAAGATTCTGTAGATTGGGATAAGTTTTTAGAAATGTAATATTATGATATTGTAATTGTAATACAATCTAACTTAGGAGAATTGTTATGGGTGGATTTAATAGATTAATGGTATCTGCGGATGGTAGATTACCTCAGCCATCTCGTGTTGGTGATGGTATGCTGTCACACTTTAAAGTATACAATCATGTTGGTGATGCAAATTTTACTGCTACTGTAGAGATTTTATCTGGTGGGCATATTACACAAGATACTGCTCTTACTGCTGCAAGAACTATTACTACTGATACTGCTGCTCTCATTGCAGCTGCATGGCCAGAAATGGATATTGGTGATAGCTATTCTTTTGTAGTATCTAATAGTCAAGCTGGAGCATTTAATCTTGTAGTTGCTGGTGGTGCTGGTGTTACTTTACAGACTGTAGTAGGCAATGTAGTTCCTGGTAGTTCACGAGTTTTTACTCTTGTGAAGACTGCTGCTGCTACATTTGATCTGTATTAATACCAACACTCACACTTATAGAATCTACAGAACTCTAAAGGAGTAATAACTATGTCCGCAGGTATGTTTAATACTAGTAATTTTACTACAGATCTAGCAGCGAAGTCATTTGCTCGCATGATCACTCGTTTGATGCCTAATGGTACTGCACCATTGTTTGGTTTAACTTCTATGCTACCAAGTGAGCAAGCAGTACAAACTGAGCATGGCTTTTTCACTAAAACTATGCTTTTCCCTGAAATGCAAACTAATGGTGCAATTGCATCTACTACTGAAACTACTATCACTGTAGACACTACTGCTAATATTCTTCCTGGAATGATCTTTCGTGTTACTTCTTCTGGTGAGAATATTATTGTTAATAGCATTCTCAGTGCTACTCAAGTCTCAGTAACTCGTGGTGTTGGTACTGTTGCAGCAGCAGCATTAGCAGATAATGATCCTCTTTACCAAGTTGGTAATGCATTTGAAGAATCTAGCACTCGTCCGAATGCCCAAAACATTATTCCTGTTCGTGTTACTAATCTAACACAGATCTTTCGTAATACTTGGGCTATCTCTGAATCAGCTCGTGCTACGCAAGTTATTGCAGGTGAAACTAATGTAGCTGAAAGCAGACAAGACTGTGCAGCTTTCCATGCAGCAGATATTGAGAAAGCACTGTTTTTCGGACAGAAATCTAGTGGAACTCGCAATGGTCAACCTTTCCGTACTATGGATGGTTTAATATCTATTGTAGGTACACTCTCTTATTATCCTTCTTCTTATGCAGCAGTAAATGTTTTTACCGCAGCTGCAACTACTAACTGGACTCAGTTGGAAGGATTCTTAGATCCTACTCTTAATCAAGCCACTGATCCTAAAGGTGCTAATGAAAGAGTATTATTTGTAGGTGGCACTGCAATGTTAGTCATTAATGCCATTGGTCGTTTGAATGGTACTTATCATCTCGTAGATGGTCAAACTAACTGGGGCTTACAATTCAAAACTCTTACTTCTTCTCGCGGTAAGTTCCGTTTGATTGAGCATCCATTGTTTAATTCTAACTCTACTTGGGCTAAGATGGCAGTTGCTGTAGATCTTGCTACTTTCCGTCTTGCATATCTTGGTAATCGTAAAACTCAGAATAAAGAGTTTAACATGACTGGGGATGCAGTAGATAATGGTATTGATGCTGTCGGTGGAACTCTTACTACTGAATGTACTTGTGTTATTAAGAATCCTCCTGCAAATGCTGTTATCTATGGTCTTACTGCTGGTGCTGTAGGCTGATACTTTCAGAGTGATTATAATCTAAAAACAAAGAAAATGGAGGTTAGACTATTCTGCCTCCTTTTCTTATACCACCAAATTTTTTATAAACTATAGGAATAAACCAATGACTTCAACTAATACTACTGAAACTGTTTTCCATGTATATAAATCGTCTATGCAATCTCATAGAACTATTACTCCAAAAGGTAAGAATGTAATAGTTTTAGACTATAAAGTAATTACTAAAGATCCAGAAGTTATTGAGTTTTTAGATAGTGAGATTAAAGCTGGGTCTACTTATTTTTCTAAACAAGGAACTATGACTTCTGAAGACTTAGATCCAATGGCTGCATTGAAGAAAAAGATTATTGCAGACTTCAAAGCAGAAGAAGCAGAGAAAGAAAAAACTGCAAACTCTCAGAATAAAGCTGATGCACCAGTTACACAACTCCCAGACTCTGAAACTTCGCCTGCTGATCAAGCTGGTAAGAAACTTGGAGCAGCAACTACTAGCATGCTAGCTAATCTGAAAGCTAAGTCTAACTCACAGTAAGATACTAAGTGTACTAAGGCAACTTACAATAATATAGGTAGCTACTATTATGGCAACTTCAATAACTGATCTAGCAACATTAGTATATGAATTAACTAAGCGCCCAGATCTGGTAGATGAAACTAAATCTGCCATAAAAGCAGCTACCTTAAAAGCTCATATGAGTGACTATTACTCTAAAGATATATATGAGATGTATGTAAACTTATCAGATACTACTAGTAAATATATCTGGTCACTAGATTACATAACTCTGATGTCTAACTTTAGATCCCTTAAATACATTCGTAAGTATGATTCTGATGCAGGAGAACCTAGTGACTTTATAGAAGTTATCACTCCTAATGAAGTATTAGATTCATATAAAGTAACAAAAACTGATGTATGTTATGTAGCAGGTAGAGTTATAGAAATAAGATCATCTACTGCTATTAGTAAACTTATCCTAGCAGCCTATGTAAATCCAATAATTACAGATGCAGATTATTCTTCTTGGGTAGCAGAATTATATCCATATGCAATTGTATATGAGGCAGCTAGAATTATATTTAAAACTATTGGATATGATGAGCAGTTTGCTGCTTATAAAGAACTTGTAACTGATCAGTATATATTACTCCAGCGTACAGCACTAACAGATGTAGGTTATTGATCTACCAAATTAATGTCAGTAAATGTTTGGGCTATAGATGATTGCTCAGATGCAACTATTGCAGCATTACAAGCATCAGTGGCTTATGAGATACAAATAGCTACTGCTGCACAAACACTATTTACTCTTAGTACTCTTTCTTATACTCCTGGAGCTAATAATATTTCTGTATATATTCAAGGCGTTAGACAGAATCCAGGTTTAGCTTATACTGAGACTTCTCCTACTACTATTACTTTTGTATCTGGATTGGTGGCGGGAGATGAAGTATTATTTGTAACTAATGATTTTAATGCTACTGCATCTCCTGCTAGCGCTAGTTCAGTTACCATTAATAGTATCTCTACTAATGTGCAAAGTGCATTAAATGCTTTTTGTGTAAATACTCTTGCAGATCTAAAACTTATTAATGGTAATTCTGGTATACCTAAAGCTTTATTATGGGGTAAAACCAGTCTAGGTGACACCACAATAAAAGAATACTATTGGGATGCAGCATCAGTAGATGCAGATAATGATATCACAGTTATTCAAGCAACTGCTATTACTACTGGTAGATGGAGATTAGCTAATGATTCATACTTACCACTTATAACTAATATATTAAATGGTAGTATTGATAGCCCATTATTTGATATTTGTACTTTTGTAGGATTATCCTCTAAAGGTGATAATGGTGGTGGATTACTATATTGGAACTCTGCCACTGACAAAGCTACTGCTGATGGAGATACTATTTTTGATCCATCAGTTATATTATCATTACAGGGTACAGGAATTGGAACTGGATGTTATCATAGAGGTGATACTTATAGATCGGGGGCAGTTACACCAGTAGGAGCAGTTACTCCATTACGAACTGGTGAAGAGTATTTGGACACAGTTGCTAATACTTGGTATAAATCATATGGACTACTGAATACAGAATGGAAAGCTATGACTGCATAATCTATCAGTTTAAGTTACCGGAGCCAAAAATGTTACCAGATTCAGATGATAAGAAACAAGAAGAAAGAAAGACTTACAAAGGGGTTGAGAGAAGGAAGAATATTAATTGGCTGTGTCCAAAAGATTGCCCAGTAGAAGAACATCAGGCTAATCTATTCACAGAAGTTAAAACTCTTAAGTCTGAATTAGAAGATCTTTCTGGATCTGTGAAAGAAATTGTAGAAATGTTTGAAGAAGCTAAGCATGTAGTTAATTTCATAGTTAAAGCCTCTAAATTCATCCGATGGTTATCTGCTACGCTATTAGCTATAGGTGCAGGTTGGGTAGCTATAGTTCATATATTTAAGAAATAAAATATAGTATATAGGAGATATAAGTTATGGCTCTTACTCAGGCAAAAGGTTCAGCATTACAGTTAGATGATGATTTAGCCTATGAAGGATTAGATGATGGTATTAGAGGATTTCATTTAGTTAAATTTCCTCTGATACAAGCGGAAAGTGACTTATCTATTACTCCTACTAATTTTGAGTATGCAGCTCTAAATGTATTAAGATATAATGCAGATAAAACTGGAGCAACTTCATCTGATACTGCTTGGCAGAATGCATTAGATGTTTCTTTTGCAGCTGGTAATGGTGATAATCAATTTGTCTATGCTCCTGCTGGTAGATATCTACTTACTACTAAAAAAGATATACATCCTGGAACAAAAATAAGAGGGGATAATTTAGATTTCGGTGGTTCTGCTGCTGCTACATCCTTTCCAGGGCAATTATCTGATAGCAGAGGAACTGTTATTATATTTAATCCTACTGCACAGCAGTCATTATTTGTTCCAGTATTACCAAAAGGTGGCTCATCTGCTTGGAGTTCAATTGGCATTGAAGGATTAAATATTTGGGGTAATACATCCAAATCAGACTTTTGGCGTACAGTTTATGGAGATGTAGATCCAATATCTACGAATAGCTTATATGCTTTTGACTTTACTTATACTCAAATGGCTAGTGTTCGTAATTGTGCAGTTATGGGTTTTATGTCTGCTATTCGTGAGGGAGATCGCAGCCAAAATAATACTTTTAACCGTATCTATATTCAATACTGCCGTGAAGCTGCAATTGTAATGACTGAAACAACTTCTGGTACTGAAATTACAGACTCAGTATATAACCAAGTGCATGCATGGAACAATTTAAACTTTTTAGATATGCAAAATACGGCGGGTAGTATTGATCCATTACATGTTAGATTTACACAGTGTAGTGTTTTTACTTGTGCTGAGGACGCAGTAAAAATAGCTTCTGGTGCCAGAGAGACAATGTTTTTCGATTGCTATGTTGAAGGTTATGGTCTTGATTCATCAGTATCTGGGTGCGCCGCATTTAAAATATCTGGTGCTCGTGCTTATCCAAATGGTGTAAACCTTAATGTAATTGGTGGTCAGTATGCAGCTCAAACTGGTACATATACACCTACTAGTGCTTCATTTTTAAATACAGATATATGTGGTGGGGTTAACTTAATTGCAACAATTGGTAAGAGAATAACTACTGGTATAATATCTACAGCCAATACACGAGATAATTCGATTGTATTAAGCAATATGCAATTTGAGACAGTAACAGGATCATTGATTGATGCTTCTGCTACTACAAAAGTAATAGGGCAATATAGACTTTCTAAACTTGATGCTGGTAATAATTTGGCACAAGTTAAGAGTGAGTATTTTACATGGACTGGTGATATGCAAATTACTTCACCTACAATAAGACTTGGCGATGGCAGTTCTACACATGCCAGACCTGGCGGTGATAATACGATGTACTTAGGGATGAGTTATGCTAGATGGAAAGAAGTTTATGCTGCTATTGGAACTATCAACACATCAGATGAGCGTGAAAAAACAGAAATTAAACCTATAACTGATGAAGTATTAAAAGCATGGGAAAAAGTTAACTATGTATCATATAGATGGAAAGAAAATAAAGACACAATTAATTTTGGAGTTATAGCACAGCAAGTTGTTGAAGCTTTTAAATCAGAAGGTTTGAATGCATTAGACTATGGTATTGTAGTGTATGATGAATGGGATGATATACATAATGATAGTGGTGATTTATTACATGCAGCTGGTAATAGATATGGTGTAAGATATGATCAAGCTATGGTATTAGAGTCAGCACTAACTCGTAATAAACTAGCAAAATTAAAAGTGTGAGGAAATCTTTATGGTTACTAAACTAGTAGACAGTGCAAAGAAATCTAGAACAATTAGATTATCTATATTAGATATAGTTGTTGGTGGAATAGTATCAGCAACTCCTGTTGCAATAGAAATTTTTAGCACCACTCCTGTGATAACTAAAGATTCCCCATTAAGTACTTGGATGATTTTTGGAGTTACTATGCTTTCTGGATTATATAAACTATGGTCTGGTGGATACCACGCTTGGCTTAGATATAATACTACAGGAGCTATAGGAGAAAACAAATGATTTCTTGGTTAATAAGTTGGAAGGATAAGTTGAAAGATATTGCTATTATTGGATTGATAATAGTAGTGGCAGAGAAGATAATAGAAATATTTTTTCTCAAACGTAAGTCTAAGAAACTTGATACTGCTATAGAATCTGATAGAGTTAAGCAATTAGAAGCAGTAAAAGAAGCTCAAAAAGAATCTGATGAGTTTAACAAAGAGATGGAGGATCAGTATGAAAAAGATATTACTACTCATACTCGCCGCTATATTGATTAACTTACTTCTAGCTGGTTGCAGTTTGCTTGAAAAACGAATAATAATAGCTCATAATCCAATATCATTACCAATTAAGCCTAAATGGCCTGGATTAGATCCAGCTGACTTTCAATGTATTTCTCAGACTACTTGGGAAGAAGTATTAATGTTAAGAAATCTTCGTAGAAATCAGTATGAGCATGCATTGGAACAACTTATTCTTTCCACTCATAAGAAGTGAGAGATACTAATGGCACAGAGAGAGTTTGTACTATCGCTCCAAGAAACTGAGTTTCCATTCCTATCAGAACAACAAGGAAGAAATGTCTTTGTTAAAAGTGATAGATATGACTCTGAGGTAATGGCGAAAATCTATTACTGCCATAATGTAATGCCCACTAAGTATGGGATTAAATCTATTGGATATATGGAGCATATTACTGGCACTATCTCTACTCCTCTCACAGATGTAAGAACTGTATACTCTACAAATAGAAATAGAACTTATATAGCTTGGGATAATACTGGTAGAGTATATGCGTTAAACTTAGGAACTACCGTTTGGACAGCATTACCAGATACAACTCCTTCCACAGTCTCTACTACATTTTCTATAAATAATGTAACTCTTGGAACTGTAAATGGTATTACTTATATATTCTACAAAGGAATAGGTTGTTTCAAATATAATGATTCTACTGATACTCTTGATGCAGTTACACTCACAGGAGTTACAATTGCAAATGTAATAGGAATTACGGGCTCATTTGGGTATCTTATTACATATACTTCTACAGATATAGCTTGGAGTAGTACATTAGATCCTACAGATTTTACTCCTTCAGAAGTTACTGGTGCTGGGGGAGGTTCAGTTAATAATTTGAAAGGTGCTATCGTATTTATTATCACCAATTCTCTCGGTATACTTATATTCTCTGATACTAATACTGTAGCAGCTACATATACTGGCAACTCTCGCTATCCTTTTAAGTTTGTAGAAGTAGCTAATTCTAGAGGTGGATTGCAATTAGATCTCGTAGCTTATGAAGCTAATGCTACTAGTCAGTTTGTAATATCTAAAGGTGGCTTACAAGCTATTACTTCTCAAAGAGCAGATATTATATTTCCAGAACTTACAGATTTTATATTTGGTAAAAGATTTGAAGATTTAGATGAGACTACTCAGACTTTTACTATTACAAATCTTACAACTACAATGTTGAAAAAAGTTAAATTTATTGCTGGCAGATATCTGATAGTATCATATGGGATCACAACTTATACTCATGCGATTGTATATGATACTGCTCTTAAGAAATTTGGAAAACTTAAGATAGATCATATAGATTGTTTTGATTATATTGGTGACCAAGAGGAAGTAGCTAAAGAGTCTATTGCATTCTTATTATCTAATGGTACTGTGAAATTGGTAGATTTTACTGTCGGCGCCTCTACTGCTGGAGTTATATTTTTCGGAAAACTCCAGTATGACAGACACAGAACATTTACTTGTCTAGGTCTGGAAGCAGAGAATGTAGAGTCTGGAGTTACATGTGATGCTTATATTTTCAATTCATATGATGGTAAGAAAACAGAGACTCCAGTGAAACTAGTAGAAGCGGCAGCAGACACAGGTCTTAGAAAATACTATGCAAATCTTACAGGAGTTAATCAATCTATCCTCCTAATTGGAGATTTTGATCTTACTTATATAAATGTACT